ACAAAGGAACTTCTCCATACGACGCTGGATTATTCTATTGTCCGTATGTACCTCTACAAATGGTTAGAGCAGTAGGTCAGGATAACTTCCAACCGAAAATCGGTTTCAAAACTAGATACGGTATGGTAGCTAATCCATTTGCTGGTGCTTCTGCGTCAGGAAATATTACTGCTGACGGTGTTGGTGCAATCAACGCTAACAGATACTACAGACGTGTTCAAGTTAAGAACATAATGTAATATTTGTTGAGAAACAAATTACAGAAAAGGGCGCTTCGGCGCCCTTTTTTTTGGTCTAATAACTCTTATAAATAGTAATATGACAATAACAAACTCATACACTAGACAACCAACTAAACTAGACTATGCGAGTCCTACACAGTTTAAGTTTACTATAATTAAGTTACCTAAAGTAGAATATTTTTGTACTACAGCAAATGTACCTGGAGTTACAATGGGTTCTTCAGCACAAGCTACACCTTTTAAAGATATACCTATACCTGGTGATAAACTAGATTACGATACATTAAACATACAGTTTTTAGTAGATGAAAATTTAGAAAACTATAGAGAGATACATGGTTGGTTAACTGGTCTTGGATTTCCTAAAGATCATTCACAATTCAGATCATTGCAGGCTGCAGGATCAGACAGATATCCTACAACAACAAATGAAACTTACAATAAAGAATTAGGACAAGTTGTAAAACAAACTTCAGATGATGGTGGTTTGTATTCAGACGCTACATTGTTTATCTTAACAAGTAAAAACAATTCAAATATAGAAGTAAGATTTAGAGATATATATCCTATATCACTATCAGGTTTAGATTACAATCAACAAGCAACAGATGTGAATTATCTAACAGCAAGTGTAACGTTTCAATATAAAATTTATGAGTTTGCAAATGTAAGTGGTAGCGGTGTATTAGAAACTACTACTTAATATTTAAATATATAATATTATGACAGTACGTGTAAGACCTTCAGAATTAAAACTTCCTAAATATATGACAAAAGGTGGTCCAGGTGACCTATCTTTGCCAGGTAACGTCAATACTACAGAATGGTGGCGACCTGAAAACATGTCAGAGCATGGCAAAAAGAAAGCTGCTGAAAAAGGATCAATAGTAGAACAAGCAAAAAACAAAGAAATATTTTTTTGTGATATACCTTTCACACAATTATACAACGAAATAGATGGTAGATTTCAAGCATGTTGTTTTGCTGTACATGATAAAAATCTAACAATAAAAAATACTACATTGAATGATTGGATGTTTAGAAGTGCTTATATGAATGTATTAAGAGATGAAATGACCACGCCTTTAAAAGAACAAAAGAAACCTTTAAAGTTTGCTAATGAATTTTGTAAAAGATGTATTACGGATGAAGAAAAGTATGGTAGGTCCAGACGAACAAATTGTTTAAAAATACATACAAACGACCAACACTTTTGGGATGACATTGAACATATAGCAGACAGATTTAGAAAGACAGGTGAATATAAACTTGATAGAAGGGTTTTAGAAATACAATTAAAGATATATGGCTCAGAATGTAATTTAGATTGTTTCATGTGTCTTCATGCTAACTCAACCACAAGAATGAAAGTAGCAGAAGGTGGGGTATGGAATCAAAAAGTATGGACTGAAGAAAACGCAGGTATACAAATACAAGAGTCAAACGAATTAAAATCAAAATATAAGTTAGTAGGTCCTAAACTAAAAAAAGTATTAGAAGATAATACGCCAGGCTCAATAGAGCAAATACTAGAGTTAGCACCTTATACACGTAGTATAAAAATCATAGGTGGCGAACCACTTATTATGAAAAAACAATATGAGATGTTGAAGGCATTAATAGATAGTGGTGACTCAAAAGAAATCATAATAAAATTTCAAACAAACATGACTAAAATGGCCAGAGGTAAACATAATATATTTAAGTACATACCACATTTTAAACTTGTATCTATGGTCGCTTCTGTAGATGGTATAGGTAAAACTATAGAGTATATGAGAAGAAGAACAGACTGGCCTGAGCTAGTTGACAATATAGAACAAACTAAAAAGCATCCTAACGCTGTAGTAGATTTTAATGGTTTGGTTTCTTTTTTAAGTGTTTTGAGATTTTACGAAGTAATAGATTGGTGTAAAGACAATCCTGTTATAGATCAAATCAATTGGGCAATGTTAGAAAATCCTAAACATTTTGCGGTACATAATTTGCCTAAAAAAATTAAAGACGATTTAATAATAAAATATGCAAAGTTTCCTGACATTGTAGCTGCACTAGAAAAGAAACCTGATCCAGATGTAAATATACAAGATACATTTCAATACTTGTTACAACAAGATAGATACTATGTTGGCACTAAATGGGAATCACATTTGTTTGAGGTCTTTCCTGAACTAAAAGAATTTTACGATCCTAATTATGAGTCGCCAGATCATATGGATAAAAGGATGCAAACAGAATTAAAACGAGGCATAGACCAAGTCTATGAAGAAGACTTATTAACTTAATATATACTATAACAATATAATGGAGATCATATGACATTTGACGAACTACAGGCACTCGCCGACAAAGACCTAAAAATAAATGATACTGAACTTGATTTAGAATCATTAAAAACACCACAACTACATAACAAATATATGAAGTTTCATAATCAATATACTAATCTATTAAAGAAGGCTGAACAAGACTTGGCAAGATTAACAAGAGATAAATGGGAATACTATACAGGCAAGGCAGACCCTAGTGTATATCAGGAAAGACCTTTCAATTTAAAAATATTAAAACAAGACGTTGACAAATATCTTAAAGCAGATGATGAACTTATTAAGTTAGAACAAAAAGTAACTTATATACAAAGTGTTGTTGACTACCTAGATAGAACAGTTAAGATTATTTCCAATCGTGGCTTTCAAATTAAGAACGCTATAGATTGGCGTAAGTTTACATCTGGTGTAATCTAAAATGCAAAACATCATAGTTGACAAGATCAATGACGTGTACCTACGCATTGACGCAGACGCAAGTATCCGTAGAGAGTTATCAGATTATTTCTCGTTTGAAGTACCTGGTTACAAGTTTACGCCTCAATTTCGTAATAGAGTTTGGGACGGAAAGATACGGTTATATTCGTATGCTACAGGTCAATTATATGTTGGATTGTATCCGTACCTAAAAGACTGGTGTAAGAAGAAAGATGTACATATTGTCGAATCTAGTGAAATCCTTGCGTATAGCAGACACACAGCCGCCGATATAGACGGTTTAATAGAGTCTTACGATCTGTCTATCACTCCGAGGGACTATCAAATCAACGCTTTCAAATTTGCATTAGAATATGAAAGAGGTCTAGTTTTATCTCCAACTGCCTCTGGTAAATCACTAATCATCTATATGTTATGCAGGCACTATATGAATATGATAAACAATAATATTCTAATCATTGTGCCAACAACATCACTAGTAGAACAATTATACAAAGATTTTAAAGACTATGGTTTTGATGTAGAAACAAATGTCAGTAGAAAATATCATGGTTATGATATAGATGACGATAAACGTATAGTAATATCAACATGGCAATCACTATACAAAATGCCAAAGAAATTTTTTGATGACTATGGTGCAGTTATAGGTGACGAGGCACACTTGTTTAAGGCCGTTTCATTGACAAAGATAATGACTAAACTAACTGATTGTAAATATAGAATAGGTCTTACAGGTACGTTAGATGATAGTAAAACACACAAGTTAGTATTGACAGGTCTATTTGGTGTGGTTAACAAAGTTGTATCTACTACAGAATTGATTGAAAGAAAACAACTTGCAAATCTAAAAATTAAATGTCTGAACTTAAAGTATCCTGAAACAGAAGCTAAAAAAGTATATGGTGTAAAGTACTTTGAAGAACTAGAATACTTAACTCAAAATAATGCTCGTAATAAATACATACGAAATCTAACCTTAGCACTTAATGGTAATACATTGTGTCTATTTCAACTTGTTGAAAAGCACGGAGAGATTTTATATAAACTAATTAAAGAAAAAGTAGACCCAAAGCGAAAAGTGTTTTTCGTTTATGGGGGAACCGAAACAAATGATAGAGAAAAAATCAGAGCCATTACAGAAAAGTCGGATAACGCAATTATTATCGCTTCTTTCGGCACCTTTAGCACTGGTATCAATATTCGTAA